ATGTTGGATCTTTTCTCGCTGAGATTCAGCGGCACCCGCACCCGGCCGACCGCCCAGTTTTTGTCCTTGTTGAAAGCGAAGCCTTTGTAGCCCTTCGCCAGGGCAGAGCAGCCGCCGAACGTTGAGTTGCCGCCGTTGTCGGTGATCTCCCCGCCGGAGTCCACCATCGTGACTTCAGACTGGCCAATTCCGAAGATTGAAACCTTCTGGATGTAGGCGTTGCTGATTGCCGAGATGTGCCGGGTTTGGCGTGCAGGATTGCGCCGCACATTGTCGGGCGCTGCGTTGATGTACTTCTGGTAATCCTGCGGGGTGTTGGTCAGGCTTACCCAGTTGCCGCCTTCGTAGACCTGCCAGCAGCGCATGTCGGCCTGCTGGTTGGTGCCGGTGAAGTTGGCGCACACCATGCTGCGCAGACCACTCAGCTTGTTGCCATCCCAGAACGCCCCGCACATGCCGTAGTCGGAGCGGACCGACACGTTGAAGATGTACGGGCTGGCGCCCCTGGTGGTGTCCCACTGCGAGTTGGGCGCCTGGCTCTGATCGATCGGGCCGACGATCTCATACTCACTGGCGCGGGCTGCCAACAAGGCGCTGCCCAAGTTGGCGCCAGTGCCAACGGTGGATTGGATCTTGGCGTAGAACGTATCAAGCTCGGTCTTACTGGCGGGGTGGAACACGTCCAGCAGGTGGACAGATTCGGTATGCCCGATCTTGTCCATTGCGGTGTAGTCGAAGAAGAATCCCGTGCCCGAGACCTTCAGGATGCTGCGGCGGTTGCTGTAGTCCGCGCCCTCATCCGCCACCGCCGGCACCCAATTCGGGCGGATGGTGGTCTTGCGCAAGTCCAGCCCGCGCATCGAACACCCACGCGGCAGCAGCACGCCGCCAGTCGAGGGGTTGAATGCGATCAGCTCGGCCGGGGTCGGATCCTTCGCCGTGCCCCAGCTCGCCAGGCTGGTAGACCCGCTGCCGGGATCGTTCAGGGCGATGTGGACACCACCGCTGAGCACGATCGTCACGCAGTCCACGTGCGCCCGTGGATCGCTGTAGGTGTACCAGCTTTTGCTGGTGATGATCGCCGCCTCGATCGCGGCGCGGTTGATGGTGCGGAAGGGCCGCGCTGAGGTGTATCCACACTCCAGGCGCTGCAGCTCAATCCGCTTCAGCTTCTGCTGGATGATCTCCGCATCGGTTGCGCCGGCTTCGTGGCTGTTGTAGGCGCCGCCAACGAATCGGTCTGAGCCTATGTACGGATCAACGTAGAGGGTGAATGGTGCATTCAGGGGGTCAGCAACCGCAAGCGCACCCGCCACCACCCGAGCATTGCCGCCCAGCTGGCGGAGCATGTCGATCAGGACGGCGATCTGCCCCTTTGCCTCCGCCTGGCTGGCAGCCACGTCAAGGGCGCCGCTTTGCCCTGCCCGCTGCAGCTGGCTCATCTGGTTACGGCGGCTCGATTCCTGCCCTCAGGCTATGGAGCCTCCTTTGCCAGCCTGATCTGGCCGGTCGCCACGAACTGCGCTGAGATCAGGATCACGTCGGTGGCGCTGGTGTTCACTGCCGTCTTGCCCAGCAGGATGTCGGTTTCGTAGAAGATCCGCTCTCGCACGTGGGTGGCCACGTTGCTAGTCCGCTGATCCACCAGCTGGAACCGAGCGCGGGCCTTGCTGCCCTGGCTGGTGAGCATCATTAGCCGGAGCATTCCTAGGCCGCTCTGCTCCCCTACTACGCGGCTGTGATCCATCTCCCCGTTGAACGATCCAGCGCCGCGCAAGGCACCCTTGGCGTACTCACCGAACGCCTGGCCGATCGCTTCCTGGTCCAACTGGGCCGCGTCCATCTCGAACACCCACCCGGTCAGATCGCACTGCATCAGCCAGCCGCGAGCCTCTGCATCCGCTGCCGTGTCGGCCAGCACCTGCGGCACCGGTGCCAGGTTCTGGGCCGGCTGCTCACCATCGGTGATCTCCGCGTCGCCGATCGCCTGCAGCAGGGCCAGCGCTGCGGCCTCGTATCCGGAGCGGCTGGAGGCCGGCAGGATCAGCATTGGGCCGGGTGAGACATTGCGCAGCGGGATTAGGCCCTGGCTGCCGCCATTGATCGCGTCGAGCTCGGTGGAGTAGAACCGCACATCGTCCATCTCATCGCGGTGGATGTAGGCCGTCGCGGCCTGCTGAAACCCGACCGTCTGCGCCGACTCCCAGAACCGCGCCGATGGGTTGGCACTCCAGAACCCGCCACCCGCCGTCCGTGCTGCCAGGGCGGGCCCTACGGCAGTCTCGCCACCAGTCCAGAACGCATGGCCATCGGGGCATGGCGCGAAGCCGCTCGTGCCGATGCCCAGTGGCACGCCGCGCAGGCCCACCAGCAGCACTTCATCGCCCGACTGGAACGCCAGGTCTGTCAGGTCCAGCGATGGTGATGTGCCGCGCTGCAGCCGCTGATCAGCCAGCGCCGTGGGGGCTGGCCACTCGCGGCTGAGCTGAACAATTCCCTTGCGGCCTTCGACAGCCATTAGAGAGCACGGCTGGGCTTGCCGTTGATCACGAACGAGATACTGACCTGGGTGTTGTCGCCCACGCTGGTGGCGATGCCTTGCGAATTGATCAGCGCCGGCCCGGAGATGGACTTGCTGCCGCCCTTGTAGATCGTCATTACCAGATCATCAGGCGTCTCACCATCATCGAAGATCCGATTCATCAGGTTCAGCGTGGCCTGATCGTCGGTCTTATAGAGCAGCGTTGCCGATCCGCTGGTGGTGCGCTTGCCGTAGGCAAACTCATCATCCATGTCGCCGACGCCGGTCGTCTCGAGCGTCTGCCGCTGGGTTTCCATGCTGATGCTGCGGACCTTGGCCACCTTCTGGCCCTGGAATCGCACCTCTCCGTGCGTTGCGTTGGGGACTGTCATTAGGCGGCCTCGACCTTTGCCTACAGTCTAAGTTCGGCCCGAAATGTGCACCGGCAGGTGATCCGCCGGCCGCCCTGCACACGGCTGCCCTCAGGGGGGCTGGCCCAATACCACTTCAGGCCAGGGCCGGGGTTGAGCAGGTCCACATCGGTGAGATTCTTGCCAACGATCGCAGGGAACGTCACGTCGAACACCTTGCCCCGTGCTGCCGTGTGCGCCGCTTTGATCAGCGCATAGGCCGCCTGGGTGATGTTGGCGAACTCCAGGGTCATCGGCGCATCGCTGGCGCGGTCGCCCCACTGACGCACCGACCGCACGCCGGACTGTGAGCGCATCTCGGTTACGGGCCAGTCCGGCTCGCCAAACTCGTGGCCGGTGGGTTGGATCTCGGGGAACTGAACCGTCATTGGATCACCCACGCGCCTGCTGTATCCCAGTCTGCCGCCACCAACAGGACGCCCGCATTGTTGATCGGCATGTGCACCGCTTCGATGTCATAGGCGCCATCCTCGGTCGGGGTTATCCGGCTGATCTGATAGGTCCGCACCTGCGTGCTGGTCTGCTTCACGGTGAACATGATCCCGGCTGGCGATCCCTGCCCGTTGGTGACCGTCAGGGTGCCGGCGTCGTTCACTGCCCCGCTGCCGCTCCAGCTCACCACGTCGTAGGTCCCGTTGGCCAGGGGCGTGGTGCTCACCACCGTGCCATTGCCCAGCACTGCCCCGTTGTTGAACTCGTTGAACGTGGTCACGTCCATTGCCACCCGAATCAGATCGCCGGGCCCCACGCCGGCGCTGATGCCCTCCAGCCCGTCGTAGGTGGTCCTGAAGCGGATCGTGTGATCCCTGAATCTCCGCATCCTCAGCGTGAACTTCGCCACGTCGATTGCGTGGTTTCGGTTGGTGCAGAACGCTGCCAGGTTGATTGGCTCAATCGGCAGGCTGTCGCTGCCGTGGGGCGCCGCCTCGCGGACCAGTACCTCGCGCTCCTCAGGGAACAGTCCCGGACTGGTGGGGTTGGTGGAGCCGCGTTCCTGCCGCCACTTCACGCTGATCCGCCGCGCCGGCCGCTCATCGGGCGGGATGGTCTCAAACTGGAATGCGCCCTCGGCGATGTTGCCGGCGGTGAATAGCGCCTTGTGGGTGACCGCGCCGAAGGAGATGAACGGAACTAGGTCGTACTGGCCGCCCACCTCGCGGAAATCGAGCAACATGGCGCCGGCCGTGTCGGCGATCCATTGCCGCGGCGATTCCTGGCTGATGATCACCCCGCCGTCAAAGAAGTATTTCCGGTCGTAGCACCACTGGGCTGCCGTTTGGAAGTTGGCCAGCTTCACCAGATCATCCGGCACAGCGTCGGGGCCGTATTTGGTGTTGGTAAGCCGGTCCAGCGCCAGGTCTGGCAACAGGTGCGAGGGGCCGGTGGTGAGGCTGTTGAGCAGCCGCCGCACCTCCGTGCCGCCAATGACATAGAGCGACAGCTGGCTGAATTGCCGCCACTCAAACGTTGACCTGGCGTTCACGCCCAGCAGGCTGATGCCGGTGTACTGGGGCGCTGCGTCGTTCTCTCTAATTTCGGTGACGTAGACGATTTCGTGCTCAGGGCCGCCGCTGGCGGTGGACTGGGCCTCTTCGTAGACGAAGGCCTCAGCGAGCTTCCCCCAGGCGTCGAGGTAGTTGTTGTCATCCGGCCGGGGGATGCCGATCGATTCGTTCCGCCGGGTGGTGGTGACCGTGAACTGCGACCGCGTGCGGCTGACCACTTCCCCGCTGCTTCGCCAGGTGACGCCGCCACTGGTGCCGCTGACTGCGCCGGAGAGCTTGGCGTCGAGGATCACTAGGTCGCCGGTGGCCGTGCCGCTGCGGATCTCCCAGCCGGTCAGGGGCTCGAACCGCAGCTCCCACCGCTTCAGCGATGGCATCTCCAGCCGCAGGTAGTTGAAGGTCGGCTGATCGCTGCCGGAGCGGATCCCGAAGCACGGCGCCAGCTGGGTGAACGCACCATCGCCAAACTCGCGGAACGACACCCGGAAGAACGAGTAGCGCTCCTCTGAAGTGCTGATCACACCGCTCTGGTACTGGTCAACGTTGATCCGTTGGCCGCGCTTGATCTTGTCGTTCTCGCGGAACAGGCAGGCCCTGCCGTCAATCTCGGCCAGCGTCAGCGAGTCGCGGAAGTTGCACAGCCCACCGATTCGGAT